AATGTTAATACGGGATTCCATAACTCAACGTCATAGTCATCCTCATTCATTTTAAAGTGCCAAAATTCTCTGTCGCATATAAGCATATCTTTAAATGCCCTTTCCTCTAACTCTGCCATTTTAAAACGCTCCTCATCCACATTTAATTGATGTGATGCCCATTCTTCAACGAGGCTTCTATAGTCTTTAGAGAAGAAGTCTTCTATCTCAGGAAGGGTTTTTAATTTCTCGGGCGATATCTCTTGTTTAAACTCTTCTGATTCAGGGTCAGCTCCCTGTTTAACCATCTCCATGGTTAATTTAGCACGTGCATCATTCAACAAGTTCTCCTCAATAAGAGCTCTTTTTGATTCTAACATCTCATTATATGATGAGTCATCAACAGCCCTAAATTGTACTTTATTATATCTTTTAGAGAACTCCCCTAGTAGAACGTTTACCACGTTAGGTATAATAGGATAAAACTTTAACTCTAAAGCTTTCTCATCCTCTTTTGTTAACACGTCCATAAAATCAGAATACTCATTATCTTCTTCTATGATGTAGTCTGTTTTATCTATAATACCTTTTGCAAGTTTATAATTCTTAAGTAAACGTCTTCCGTTTTTCTTAAGTTGATCCATCCCTTTTAATTCAAGCCAATCTAAATTCCAGGCGGCCCAATCAGCATCTTTCTTTTTTGAAGAGATGAACTGTAAGGGTTGCGTTAAAGATGCATTGACAGGAGACTTGTCAACCTTAGCCCCCTTTTTGAGATCCATTGCGTTATATACCTTCATGTTAGTCTGATGTTCCGTAGTCTAAATAACTATACGATATATCGGTTACAGTAGGGTCCGAGCACGTTATTACATAATCTATCATTATCCTATATTTTTAAATGGGTTCCTTTTATTCCGACCAGCATGCTTAGATTTACCCTTACCAATATTCCTAAAAGGACTCGTATTTAATTTACGTCTTTTTTGGGGTTTATCCAAGACTTCCAATGACTTATCCCTTTCCCTCCTCTTAACGTATCCCCTATTTGCATGCTGCATATTAGCAAATGCCACTAAAGCCGCAAACGCAACTAACCTGTCAACGTTAAGCCCTGGGAAGTATTGTAACATTTCAGTAACTAACATTGGGTCAGGTATCCTTTCTACACCATATGTTTTTTTATAGACTACACCATCTTCCCCAGTTTCCTCATGCGTTACTTCTCTGATGAACTCAATAGCGTAAGAAATTAGATGGCTTTTAAACAACGTACCTGTATTCTTCCATCCGTATTCTTGAAACACACTTCTATTTGAGCCTAGCTCTTTTAGAAATACTATCTGGCTTTTAGGTACTAAATACTTTTGCTTTCTTTCTCCTATCATATACTGTATAAACAACGAGATGTTGTTCTCAACAATAGTCCAAGCGTTATACCATTCTATAATAAGTTTTAATTGCTCATGCGTTTTATTGATGTCATCATATCTACCACACCAAGAAGCTACAATTTTGTCACCCTCTATAAAAGTTTCTAAACCTGAAGGTGTTTCTTTAGTTACCTCTACAGGGTTTTTATAGACAAAGATGCTACACAGAGAGTCTGATGTAGTAGTCTTTCCTTCTGATACAGGGTCGACAGAAGCATAGTAAGTTCCAAAATCAGGTTTTTTGATAGGACGCTCCCAAACCTTTAATACTCCTCTTTTATCCTCTTGCTTTTTGTTTACAGGGAATTCTGTAATGGGTATCCTTCTTGAGGGGTTAGCTTTTATCTTACCTTCTGTTTCTTCCAGATCTAGTAATTCAAATGAATACTCTTTATCCTCTATACGCTTCATTTGCTTTGCTAAAAACCCTTGAGGAAAAACAGACTCTTTTCTATAAGCAAAAGCTTCGGCAATATCAATAGGTTTTTGTGAAACTCTGAGTTGATATTGTTCAGCCTCTAAATCTTTCTTCCATACTTCACGCTCCTTCCTAATAGAAAGCAGTGCTTCCTCAACCTTAGAATTACCAAACTGATCTAAGAAGGGAGGCATGGACCATTGCTCGGGAATAAACAGACCTGCTATTCCGATAGTTCCTTTATCATCCATAAGGTCTGTTTCAACACCAAGAATTCCATTAGCCTCAGGATTAAGGATCATTCGTTTTAAAGGTTTACAATGATCTAAATCTCCCACAGAACCCGCAGCAATAAACTGCCCTGTAGTCATCATTCCTGAAGACATTGCAGGACGTAAGTACTCATAGGTCTTATCCATTTTTGGTGCAATACCTGCCTCCTCATGAAAAAAGAAACTGCAAGGTCCACCTACACCAGCAGTAGCATTTTTTTCAAAGGATGCGCCTTGTATTTTTGATCTTAATCCCTTGAATGTCTTGCGGTTATTAATCCTTACCTCAATCTTTTGTTCCCATAGTAAAACCTTTCCAGGATTGCTTGGTCTATACCATGCGGTGTGTTCGTTAAGGAAAGCTGCATACTCATCTAAAAACTTCCAAGAGCCTTTATCATTTACATAATCTTTTAGTGAAGCGCCTATCTTACATACAGCACCTTCTTCAAACCAGTAAGCATTAAGCAACTTGGCCATATGGAAATAAGATGAGGCTATCTGTCTTTTCTTTAAGATAGCAACATGTTTGTAGTTTATTTCAGCCATTATCTCATAGAGAGCCATGTGATATTGAGCATCTCTAACCTTAGCAAAACCATATTTCTTTTCTTCCTTGTCATAGATAGGTAAGAAGTTTAACCACATGTAGTAGTCCCGTGTTAAGTACCAGGTTCTACCTTTGTTTTTATATATAACACCCTCTCTACACTTATTTTTTTCACCTTCCCAGTACTTGATAAAATCTTTACTGCGTATAGGTTTATCACAGTAAAACCCCTGAGTGTTAAAGGCTCTTGCTTCAGAATTAAAAATAAAAGAAGTTTCGTCAAAGTCATAGTGCCCTGGTACTTTAAATACAGAGTCTATAAATACACGAAAGTCCTCTACTGTTTGGAATTCTGTTTCTTCCCAGACACCTTGATTCAGTGTAGGGACTGTTTTATATAGTGACGATGACTGCAAGGATGTCCTCTTTTCTTAAAAGAAGATGCTGTGCACCCTCATGTTCCATTTCTACAGGGCTAGCAAAATCACTGTAACGGATAATATCGCCCTCAGTAACTTCAGTAACGTTCTTTCCTACAGCTATAACAAGCGCCTTTCTTTCTTTTACCTGTTGTGCTTCAGGTATAAATATAGCAGACTCACCATATGTGCTTTTAGCTTCTACTTGCTTAACTAAAAGCCTTTCTCCTGTTGGTATTATTTTTTCCATTATAGTTGGTCATATGCTAAACCTAGTCCACCACGAACTGTGCTTTTTTGTTCTTCCTTCATATCTTTATAAGCTCCCTTAAATGATTGCCGTATTGCATCAAAGTTTTTTGCTGCACTGACTAATGAATTAATATTACCATCTCTTCCATGTTCTATTTGCGTGTGTTCCATGTAATGAGCAAGGTTATCAATCATAGCTTTAATCCCTTTATATGCTCTTAGCGTAGGAGTTTCATATAAAACAGAACATCTATCTAAAGCGTATTTTATTTTAGGGCATTCTATATCTTCGTCCATATCAATTTCGTCTAATATTATCTCTTCTTTATCTTCTTCAGGAACATTAAAGAAAGGATTAATATCAGGATCAGGACACGTCATGTAGAATATATATTTATAAACTTCAAGATGCGTATCAGGATATGTTTCCATTATAGCTTTTAAAAACTTTAATGAATAGCAATGCTCAGATGGTATCACTTTACTATTTTGAACGTCAAATAATTTTATTAGCATTATTTATTATCGTTTAGCCAGGTCATTAAAGCTCTTACTTCCTTTTTTAGATAGGGAAGCTCATACATTTTAATATCTTTAAGCACAGGCTCTCCCTGTGCGTCATACTTGGTAACAGGGTATCCGTAATCATCTACTCCTGTCTTCTCAAAAGTTACGTGTTGAATAACTAACTTACCAGCTTTGAGTTTAGGATTATGTTTTAACATGATATACATGTATAAACTTAATTGAATATTATAATGATTAAGGTTACAATCATCTAAATGAGATAGAGGTTTATACATCTTAGAAGTTATTCCTTCCCAATTAGTATAACCTTTTTCTTTAATCTCTTTGTTTGTCTTGTAATCTATAATATGAATTTTACCGTTTACTACAGTTACTAGATCTGCCTGTCCACATATAGCTGCTGATTTCAAATAGGCAAAGTGTTCAGGATAAACACCTTCTTCTAGTTTTTGCACAGGTGCTATTTTAACTCCTGTACCATCAACGATAGGACGTATAATAGGAACTTCTACTCCTTCTCTTTCAATAGTGCTAAAGTCTAATATGTTTTCTTCTCTTTGGTTATGATACCAATTTCCCAGCTTAATAGCTCTGTCAGTTTCATTATTCCAAATGTCTATAATCTCTTTAGGCTTAAGACCGTGCCATTTAGATTTCTTATTCTTAGAAGATTTTTTAGATTGAGCCTTAGCGTCAAACTTAGGTTTAAACTTACTGATAAAACTAGTTACACTAGTCCATTCAATATTATCCTTGTCTAAATTTTCATCTATACTTTCATAACTATGCCCTTCTTCTTTGAATATTACTGCCATGTTTACTTTTCTTTATCTGGGTCTTCCACCACAGTTTCTTTTAAAGCAGCTGTTCCTTTACCATCACGTAACTGCTCATGTAATTCTTTCTCGTCATCTCTGTCCATAACAGCATCCCATTTTTTAGCATCTCCTGTTAAAGGGCAAGATGCTGACAATGAACGTGTTTTAAAAGCAAGACTACAACCGCAAGCAGAACAGCAAGGTTGTGTACCAGGTGCAGCGCATGACTTACCTTCAGGGTCCATGTTAGGACATTTCTGACATGCTTGCCATCTGTGACTTGCTATCTCTTCTATGTAGTCGGTTTTAAAGACGTTATTTTTTACACCTTCATATATTTGGCCCATATTCTTAAGGGCACCAAGTAGTTTACCTATTTTCATTACGCCAGTCTTTTTTTTCTTTTAGTTCAGCAGTTAATCTCTTAGCTGCTTTCTCAAATAATTCTATTTTTTCCTTTACGGGAACATGGGCATCATATCCTTTGTAAGTAGTCTTAGCCATGTTACCTAAGATGTCTTTGTTCCTTTTAATAGCATGGTCTAGTCTTGCCTTACGTAGGTTAAATGTTCCCAGATTGGGAACAAGTATTTTAGAGTGATCTAAGCTCTCAAGATTATTTCTAACCTTGCTGTAGAAGAAACCTATAAGATCATCAACTAAGTCAACGTGGACTTCACATTCATCTGCAACAGATGTAAAGAAGCTTTTATAGCTTTTAGGGTTGAGTTTTATTTTTCTTTTACTCTCCACCACCTAGTATTTTAAAGTCTAAGAAGATGTAACCTTCAGATTGAATCTTCATATCAGGGTTTAGCATAATTTTCTTATTATTTTTTACAATAAGCTGCTTTTTTTTTGCTTTCTGCAAAGCATTTCTGCAAGATTGAGAGCTTTTAAAGATTCCCTTTTCTGAAATAACCGAACAGAAATCAGTTAGACTTGCAACTTTTAACTTTGCAAGCTCCGCAAGACAATTAAGATCTGAAGCACTGATTTGAATACCATTCATAAAACAGTAGGTCACAATCTGATACTTAATAACCTTTTCAAGGGTTACCTTAATTTTCTTATTTACTTTATTAACAACCGCCATGGCTTAAATAATTAATGCGTCCCCTACCGTTAGATAGAGGACGCGTTAATATCAGTCTTCTACGGTCTTTAGAGACCTGCGACGTGGTGGTGCTGACTTGCTTTCAACATCCCAATCTGATCCAGCATTTCCAACAAGAGGACCTGCAGCAGCTTGTTGTGGTGCAGGTGCCTGTACTCTTTGAGGAGGTGGAGCTTGTCTTTGTGGCTGTGGAGCTTCTTCAGGCTCTGCCATAGCTTGTGCTATAAACATTTGAGACTGTATACGTTCCGCGCGAGCAACTTCAATATCCTTAAGTGCAACTTCATATTCTAGTTGAACCTGCAAATGCGAAAGAGACGCTTTGTAATA